CAGTCTTTTCGTTCACGTCAATGTCAAGGCAGATCAGGTAGCACACGGTTGCCTGCGGATCGACGCGGCGGGATTCAGCGTGGGTAAAGGAGCAGGGGGTCACGTAGGGCACCCGCTTCACGAGCTGCTGCTGCTTCCGGTCAAGAGCGCCATACTGTTCGCGGGTGGTGTTGAGGGTGCATGCGATCAACAGCTTGCGCTCTACGAATTCCTGGAAGTTGCGGAGGGGAAGCTGCTTGACAATACCAAGCTCGTTCGCTTCACCCCCGTAGAAAGTGTGGTGGTTGCTCATCGGGTTTGGGGACGCTGAGTTGCCCGGTCACGCCTCGTCAAGCGAAAAGCGGGGACGTTGTAACTACCACGAATACCCTCATGACCGGATGGATGACCCCAATTTTTGATTATCAGGGTGGGGCAGTTTGTCCTGTTATGATTGTACCTATTTCAACCGGGGTCCCTCAATTCCTCAATTTTACCCTTACTAAAGTAGAGTAGTAAACAGAAAAACGATAGAAGAAAAGTAGTAAAAGGGGGTGGCTTTTTTCGGGTCATTCGGTCATCCCAGACTTTTGACAGAGTAAACGTGATAAACGCATAGCCCCTCAAAGTGAAATTTTGAGGAGCTTGGGGGTATTTTCGCGGGTATTTTGGGGTTTCGGTCTGAGAATGGTGGGGAGCATCGCCGGATCGGAGGAAGGTTTGGTGCAGACTTTCACTTTGTCGGAGAAAGTTCTTGACGCCTGTTGTTCGCATGGAGGTCTGATTCGCCTGAAAACTGACTGGACACACCCACACCCGCTTACCCTACGCATGAGTGACACGAATGAGCTGATGGCTGTGAAGGATCGTCCCAGGATCATCAACCGATTCTCAATGCCCGCTGGGAACTATGAAACGTGGGATGACACGCAGGCGTATGAAGCAGAGCTGCTTGCAAAACTGTTTGCCAACACGTATATCCGGGACTTCAATGCAGGCAACGCTGCAATGCGCCTTGGTGCAACGTCACTCGAATCAGCCTGTCAGATGGGGGCACAGATTGCCAATCACTGGCTCACACAGCACTACATCCGGGGGCTGATTGACAACTTTGGCAAGACTGGTGTCATCAGCGCCGATTCCGTCAGCAGCTTGCTGTGGCGGGATGCGTCAGACTTCGGACCTGGTGCAAACCCCATCGCACGCGTCAATGCCCAGAAATGCCTGGCAACCGGGCTGGGACTCACTGAAACCCAGGCCAAGCGCAAGGAGGTTTCGGACTTAGACAAAGTGCGCGGGGGCGTGGTGTGGGTAGAGGCACCGATCCGGGACCTACCTGACTGGGAAGCGGTGAGCATCGAGGAACAGGCGATCATGATGGCCAAACTGGAGGACGACACACCCGTTGAGGGTGAGGACCTGCTATGATCATCCCCAACCTCACCATCCCACGGAAGCTTGCGGAGAAGCTGCGGCACCGGATCGTCTGGCAGGCGCTGCCCGGGTCACAGGAGCTGGCGATGATCAACCCGGTCAATGAGTTCCTCTACTCAGGGACCCGGGGACCGGGCAAGACTGACGTGCAGCTCATGAACTTCCGGTCCCGTGTGGGGCAGGGGTATGGCTCTCACTGGCGTGGGGTGATCTTTGACCGGCGGTACAAGGACCTTGACGACATCATCAAGAAGTCCTCCAAGTTTCACCAGTTTGGCGATGGTGCTAGGTTCCTCCGATCCGGGGAGCTGAAGTGGATCTGGCCTACCGGGGAAGAGCTGATGATCCGGCACATGCACAGCGCCGATGACTACTGGAACTACCACGGGCAGGAGTACAGCTGGATCGGATGGAACGAGCTGACCAAGCAGCCCACCTCAGAACTCTATGACCTCATGCTGTCCTGCAACCGGACTTCCTTCATCCCTGAGATCCACTCACCTGGTCTCACGTATGATGAGCAGTGCCTGCTGAAGGATTGCCGGGATGCCAAGTGGCCCTTGGAGGACATGATTGGGACAGCCAAGGCAGAGTTCATCCGCAAGAAGATCATGCCACCGATCCCCCTGCAGGTCTTTGCCACCACCAACCCCTTTGGAGCGGGTCACAACTGGGTGAAGGACCGCTGGATTGAGCCAGACGGCATCAGGGTTCCCCCGGGCAAGGTCAGCAGGGTCACACAGAACATCTTCAACCCTCAGACCCAGCGCAACGAGAACGTCACCCGGACCCGCGCCTACCTCCAAGGCAGCTGGAAGGAGAACACCTACCTCAGCCCGCAGTACATCCTGTCCCTCACGAACATCAGTGACCCCAACAAGCGCAAGGCATGGCTCAAGGGATCGTGGGACATCACTGCCGGTGGTGCCCTGGACAACGTCTGGTATCCAGAGGTGCAGGTGGTGCCCCGCTTCAAGGTCCCCGAGTCCTGGCGCATCGAACGCAGCCTTGACTGGGGATCGACGCACCCATACTCGGTGGGGTTCTGGGCCATTGCTGATGGCGAGGAAGTTGAGATCCCAGACGAGCTGGGCAAGGCGATGGGCCGGAAGTTCTGCCCACCCAAGGGATCGCTGGTGCAATGCCACGAGCTGTACGGCACAGACAAGATCGGCACCAATCGTGGGGTGAAGCTCGGTGCGCGCAAGCTGGCCAAGAAGATCGTGGAAACCCAGGCCTACCTCCGGGCACAGGGATGGATCAGCAGCGAGGTCAACCCTGGACCCGCTGACAACCAGATCGACAACGTCAATGATGACGACACAAAAACCATCGCAACGCTGATGGCGAACGAGGGGATCAGGTGGAAAAAGTCGGACAAATCCGCTGGCAGCCGCAAGATCGGACTGGAACTGATCCGGGGTGCGCTGGAAAATAGCGTTGCCGGGGATGCCCCAGGACTTTATTTCATGAACCACTGTGTTGCTTCCATCAAGACCCTCCCAACCCTCCCCCGGGACGAGGATGACCCTGACGACGTTGACACAGAGGCTGAGGATCACCCCTATGACATGGTCCGTTACCAAGTCCTTCACTACGCCAAGACCTTCCTGAAGACCTCACCAATAGACATGCACTAATATGGCAAACGCACTCACCGCATCCGCTGCACCGCCCGTCAAGGCCAACGGGGATAAGCTCCCACAAGTCACTCAGAAGCACCCGGAATGGCGTGCCATGATCAACACCTGGACCCTCGTTGCTGACTGCGTCGCAGGGGAGGAAGCAGTCAAAGCCAAGGGCAAGGTATACCTCCCGGCACCGGCCACGAACGAGGGAGAGGACAAGGTCAAGGTGAACCAGCGGTACACCGACTTTGTGATGCGGGCCTGCTACTTCAACGCCACTGGCCGGACCCTCCGGGGACTCGTGGGTGAGGTGTTCAGCAAGGATTCCACCGTGGAGGTGCTGGAGGTGTTCAAACCTCTGCTGTGCAACCTCGATGGTTTCGGACGATCCGCTGAACAGCTGGCCAAGGAGGCACTCAGCTACAGCCTCCAGTTTGGCCGTGGCGGGTTCCTGGCGGACTACCCCAACCAGACACAGGAGGACGGGAGCATCAAGGCCACCACGGTCAAGGACCTTCAGAATGCCAACGTCCGTCCCCGGGTCCTCAACTACCAGCCTCAAGCCATCATCAACTGGAGGCTGAAGAACTTTGGAGCACTGAGCCTCCTGGGCCTTGTGGTGCTTGAGGAGCAGAACCTTGAGGTGGATGAGTTTGAGTTTGAGGAAACCACCAAGCCACAGTACCGGGTGCTCCGTCTCACGGCGGATCGGATCTACACTGTTGAGATCTGGAGGGAGAACAAGGAGCGGCAGTGCTTTGAGCTCGTGGAGGGTCCATTCACCCCACAGGGCAAGGCAGGCAAGCACTTCGATGTGATCCCCTTCACGTTCTACGGTCCTGATGACAACGGTGCAACCCCCAACCTCTCCCCTCTGGCAGACATTGCCCGGGTCAGCATCGCTTGGTATCGGAACTCCGCTGATGAAGAGGACTCGATCAACATCGTTGGCCAACCCACCCTGTTCATCTTTGGGGTCAGCGAGGAGTGGGCCAAGAACATCTGGAAGGGCAAGATCAGGTTTGGCTCCCGGTCCTGTGTCCCCTGTGAGCAGGGTGCCACCGCAGAGCTGCTGCAGGCCACACCCAACACCATGGTCAAGGACGCAATGGACCGCAAGGAGCGGCTGATGGTTGCTTTGGGTGCCCAGCTCGTGGAACAGAAGGAGGTACAGGAGACTGCCACCGCTTCCGGCCACAACCAGAAAGCCAAGATGTCCATCCTGGGCAGCTGTTCCAAGAACGTCGGTGAGGCGCTGACCCAGGCGATCAAGTGGGCCCACAGTTTCCTTGTGGTCCTCAGTGACACAGACAAGAAGGACGGCATCAGCTATGAGCTCAACGCAGATTATGACGTCAGCCGCATGTCCCCTGAAGAGCAGTCAGCCGTGGTAGCCTCGTGGCAGGCTGAGGCCATCGACTATGAGGAAATGCGCGGTGCGTTCAAGCGTGGCGGTGTGGCTTGGAAGGACGATGCTGAGGTCAAGTCCGCCAACGAGGCAGCCCGGGAGGATCTTCTGGGTGTCACGCAGGTGGGTGGGAAGCTTGCCCCAGATCCTACAGTGGACCCCAAGACAGGCCAGAAGCTCCCACCACCGATTGACCCCAACAAGGTCAAAACCCCACCAGCAAAATGAGACCCCATTGGAAGGACCAGCTGAAGCAGTGGATCTGCAAGGTATTTGGGCACAAGTTCTACAAGCCAGGTACAGTGATAGCCTCCAACCCGCAGACATGGGAATGGAACGGCATGAAACACCGTTGCTGTAAGCGGTGCGGACGGATTGACAGCAAACCACTCTGATGAGCAAGAACACTCTCACCAACTTAGCTCTGCGCAACCAGGTCCTGCTTGACAGGTACAAGGCGGGTGCGGTGTTGGAGTTCGACAAGGTTCACAAGGACCTTGACAAGGCAATCTCGGACACGCTAGGTGCACTTGAGGTGGACACGCTGGACGAGCTTCAACGCAAAGAGGTAGAGGGGGTTCTGGGGCAGCTCCGGGTGGCGCAAACTGACGTAGGCACCGCGCACCTGCTCAAGCTGACGGAGGAACTTAAGCAGCTCGGTGGATTTGTTGCTGGGACAGAGGCTGCCGGCCTGACAGGGATCGCCAAGGCAGCTGCAACCCGGGCACGCAAGGCCACAGCCGCAACAGCCAAGCAGGCTTATCAAGCCGCGCTGGCATCCCCGATGAACGTGGGCCGGGAGTCCACCGGGATGCTGATGGAGTCCTTCATGAAGGGGTGGAGCACAGCCACCACAAGCATGGTCAACGGTGCGGTGCTCCAGGGTTGGCAGGAGGGTAAGACAGTCCAGCAGGTCATGCAGAAGATCCGGGGGACCAAGGCTGCGCTCTACAAGGATGGACTGTTGCCTGCTTCCCGGCGTGACGCAGCAGCGATGGTGCGGACTGCCACCCAGCACGTGGCCCAGACGGCACGCATGGAAACGTGGGCAGCCAACGGGGACCTGATCAAGGGGTACAGCATCCTTGCCACCCTGGACGGGCGCACCACGCAGATCTGCCGTTCCATGGACGGGCGCAAATACGATCTGGGCAAGGGTCCGGTCCCCCCGTTCCATGTCAACTGCCGCACCACGACGATCCCTGAGCTGGGGCCTGAGTTTGATTTCCTGGATGAAGGGGCAACCCGGTCCTCTGCCAACGGATACGTAGATGCCAACCTGACCTACTACGATTGGTTGAAGACCCAGGATGCTGACTTCGTGAAGGACGCACTGGGGGCATCCCGGGCCAAGCTGTTCCTTGAGGGGGGACTGACCAGCAAGGAGTTTGGGGACCTCAACCTTGGCAAGAACTTTGAGCCGCTGACCCTGAAGGAAATGGCACTGGCCAACCCCAACGTGTTCAGGGGGACGGGGCTGGAGAAGTTCATCCCCGATGGGATCGAGTTACTGGGTGACGAGCTTCCCGCGATCCCGGTGCCCGCCGCAGCCCTAAAGAAGTTCAGAACCTGGCCTGCTGATGACTACTCAGGAATAGAGGGAGCCATCAGTATCCTGAACACTGCACCCATCGACTGGCAGACCAAGCAGAACGCAGGGAAGCTGCGCCAGGCAACCGTTGGGGCTAAGACAACCAAGGAAACCCTACCCATTGACCAGCTGTTGGCGGGTCAGACTGGGGTATTTGGGGAGGGAGTTGAAAAGCTGCTCACTGAGTTCGATCCAGAGAAGCTGGAACGGGTTTATGCTGTGCGATACCCAGACGGACGGGTGGCTGTCCTCAACGGGCACCACCGTTTGGTGGCTACCAAGCTGCTAGGCCACAAGACTCTGGATGCCCAAGTGATGGCAGTATCTGACGACCTGCTAGCCACTTTGAAACCTGGCACCCCACCTAAATAGTTCTCCAACCCCAAGAAACACAACACATGAAACTGACAAAAGCCATCTGGGCCTTGCTCCCAGCCACCACCCAAGCTCTGTTCACCCAAGTAGGGGACACGGAGGAATACGACAACGGCGAGGAAAACGCCACCGCCATCAAGACAGCCCGGGACCGGGAGCGTGACGCAGCTAAGGCACTACGCGTGACTCTCAAGGAAGCGGAGGATGCCCGTGATGAACTCCAATCCCGGATCGACACAGGTGCCGACAAGGGCAAGGGGGACATTGAGGCACTGACTACAGCCTGGAACAAGAAAGTGGAGAAGCTGACCAAGGATCACACCGCAGCAGCGGATGCCCTGAAGGGTCAGGTCCGCAAGCTCACTGTGGGCCAGGAGGCACGCAAGCTCGCTGCTGAGCTCGCCACAGAGGAAGGGGTTGACCTGCTTGAGCGGTTCATCCTGGACCGGCTTGACGTCGATCTTGATGGAGACATGCCCGCGATCAAAGTCCTTGGAGCTGACGGAAAGCCATCCGCTTCAACGGTCGATGAGCTCAAGACGGAATTTCTTGCCGATAAAAGATTTTCAGGTATTCTGACGGGGTCAAGAGCTTCTGGCGGTGGTGCCGGCGGAAGCAAGCCTGGAGGTGGTGCCTTCAAGCTTGATGCTTACAAGAACGCAGACGGCTCAACAAACTGGGGCAAGGTCAATCAAGACAACATTGCTACTCCCGGTGTGCTGCAGCAGGTCATGGCGGCTCAAGGCATATCTGTTCCTGCGGTGGACGCTGCTCCACCAACAATCTGATCTCCACTGAAACACAACACATACAACACCCGTCATGGCCGCAACTACTATTGCCAACCTGGCCCACGCACCTGTTGAGCTGCTCCTTGCGGCCATCCAGGAGCGGCAGCCCCGTCTCAACCGCATCCTCAACAGCGCCTTGGTGCTGCAGGACCCACGGAACTTCGCCAACCGCGCACTGGAGGACGGTGCCACCAAGGTGGAGATTCCGCTCATCAGCCCCGTCACTGGTGGATACTCCATCCAGAACCCTGGGACCCCGCCCACCATTGACAACATCACCTCCGGTCGCCAGATCGCACCGGTGCTGTACCGTGAGAAAGCCTGGGGCCGTGATGCCTTTGCGGCGGCGCAGTCCGGGATCGACCCGTTTGCGTACATCGTTGACAAGATCCTCAACCTGCGCTACGATGCAGCTGAAACGGTCATCATCAACCAGCTCATTGGCATGTTCAAGTCGGATGACTTCGCCAGCCTTGTGCTGAGCACCAGCGTCAACGAAGCACCTGTGGGCGTCCCTGCCTCCAACGTGTACTTCGATGCTGATGCGTTCCACGATCTCACCGGGATCTTTGGTATCAAGGAAGATGACCTTGCTGGCGGCATCATCCTGATGCACTCCAAAATGCGGACCTACCTGAAGAAGCAGGACGAACTGGACACCGTCAAGCCATCGTCCGGTGGACTTGAGTTCAACACGTACAAGGGACTCCGCGTGGTGGTCGATGACCGCTTGGTCCGTGCCGGCACAACCTCCGGGTTTGTGTACTCGGTGACGATCCTGGCCCCACAGACCATCGTGTTCAATATTGCGGTGCAAGGCCAGGACGGCACAACCTCGTCCAGCCTCGCCTATGACAGTGACATCCCCAACCTGACCAAGGCACTGTATGACCGCGTGGTCAGCATCGCCCACATCAACGGGACGATCTGGACACCTGCGCTTGCCACTGGCGGTGCGCTGACCGTGGTCACCGGGGGTCCATCGGACACCCAGCTCACCACTGCCAACGCCTGGAACACAGCCTACACCAACGTGAAGGAAACCCGAGTTGCCCGGGGTGAGTTCAACATCTGATTTCTTGGGGGACCTTGGAGCATCAGTTACGGCTGGTGCTCCTTGTGTCCCCAGGAACTCTCCAACCATACCCCCATATGGCACCAAAGAAACCACACAAGCTCGTCCAGGTCAAGGTCAATGTTGGCTCTGACGTGGACATCCAGAAACTCATTGGTCAGGTCCACACCTTTGTTGCCAAAAGCAAGATGGCGGATCGGATCGAAATCTACATCAACGGCCAAGTCTCCACACAGGAATCCCCTGCTGCAGAGGACCTTGCCCTGCTCTGAAACCTCTGACTCCAAATCATCATGGCTAAAATGCTCAACACACCGTTCAAGCAAGGCAAGATGGGCCGGAAGTCCCTCAATGCCCGCATCGCGGCAGGGACCCTGACCACCACTGCCTCCACCACCGTCCGGGGATCGGTCCTGAAGGGAGCTGCTGTTGCAGCTGCTGCCGGGGCCAACCCTACCGCTGCTGAATACCTCGCCTTGCTCACCTCGCTGCGCAACGCTGGTATCATCGCCACGTAATCACCCGTAACACCACACCAAGGAACACCCCCATGGCCTTGATCATTGAGGATGGCAGCCCGGTAGCAGACGCCAACAGCTATGTCACCGCAGCCAACGTGACGGAGTTTGCCACACTGCGGGGGATCACCCTGTCCAGCGTGGCGGATGCCCACGTGGAAAGCCTCATCATCAAGGCCATGGATTTCCTGGAGTCACAGGAACCCCGTTTCAGAGGTTCCCGTGTATCTGCCGATCAGATGCTGTCCTGGCCACGCCAGGATGTCCAGCTCAACGGCTTTGACTTTCCGTCCACCGCGATCCCTGTCCAGCTCAAGAAAGCTCTGTGCCAGCTTGCCATCGATGCTGATACCCTTGACCTGATGCCCACCACCGATGGCCGGGAGGTCATCAAGGAGAAGGTTGACGTGATTGAGACCACATACGCTGAGTCCAACAGTGCCTCCCCACAGCCCGCGCTGACTGCCTTCTTCAGCCTCCTTGCCCCGCTGCTGTCCAGTGGTGGGGTGTTCACCCTCAGCATGGAAAGGGCATGACCCATGGCAGGAGATTTCACCAAACAGGCCGCCACTGCTCTGAAGTTGATCAAGGCCAAGGGGCAGCCACTCGCCTTCTCCCGGTCCACCACTCCCTTTGATCCAGTGCTAGGGGGTGGCTCCGGTGCCGCAGAGGCTGTGACCTACGCCGGGCATGGAGTCCGTCTGCCCAACTACAAAGGGACCGTGTTTGACGCCATGGACAATGCGTTCAAGGCTGCCCTGGTAACGGGTCAGGCCGCGATCCTCCTGGTGGCCGCTGCCGGCATGGCGCAGGTCCCTGTTCCCGGGGACGATGTGGCATTGGGTGACGGTTCAATCTGGCTCATCAAGGGTCTGACCGCGCTCAACCCTGCCGGCCAACCAATCCTGTACACACTGGGGGTGGTGCTCAAATGAGCCTTGGACCCTTCAGCACCGGACTCAAGAGCTGGCCTGCTCTGGTCCGCAAGCGTCACCTGGACCTGAAACGGGCAGTGGGCATCAAGCTGTTTGGCGCAGTCATCAAGGACTCCCCGGTGGACACTGGCAGACTCCGTTCCAACTGGCAGACCTCCATCGGGTCCGTGGACCACACCACCTCTGATTCCGGGGGGACCCTGGCCACCGCCATTGGCACGATGACCCAAGGCTGCCTGGACCTTAAGGACCCATACAAGGCACTGTTCCTGGCCAACTCGCTGCCGTATACCCACCGGATCGAGTATGATGGTTGGAGCCACACCAAGTCCCCACAGGGAATGGTCAACAAGAACGTCATCCGCTTCAACAACATCCTCCGCACGCAGAACAACCTGCTCAAGAAGGGGGGTGCCCTGTGAGCCTCGCCAAGGTCCGATCCGCTCTGGTGCAGGGATTCACTGACGCTGCCCTGGGGTTCCCCTTTGCCAGTGAGAACAAGAAGTTCACCCCACCAGCAAATGCCCCGTGGTGCGAGCTGTTCTACTTCCCGGGGGAACCCGTGATGGCCACGCTAGGTGCCAACGGGATGGACCAGATTGACGGCTACCTCCAGGTCAACATCAACGTGCCCCTCGATTCGGGGACGGGGGTAGCAATGGCCAAGGCGGACATCCTGCGTGACTACTTCTTTGGGGGGCGCACGCTCACCTACGGTGGCCAGGAAGTCCGCATAAAGGCAGCAGGGACCAAGCCAGGGTTCCCCACGGACAAGGCTTTCAAGACCCCCACCGTCATCCAGTTTTACGCACAGATCCTCCGCAACTACGCCCCGTACACCGCAGCCAGCGCACCGGACAGTGCCCTGCAGGATGACAGCGGCGTTTACATCATCGATGGCTAACATGAACAAGATCCTCCTACTCACCCTAGCTCTCACCGGGTCCGCGCTTGCGCAGGTCAACGTGGGCAACCTCCCGTCCCTGACTGGCGCCACCATGGCGGAGAACGACCAAATCATGATCCGTGATGTGTCGGTCCCGGGTCTGAGGAAGATCACTGGCGCGGAGTTCCGCCTGTGGCTGGGGGTGTCAGACATGTCCGGCAAGGCCAACCTCACCGGAGGAAATTCCTGGACCGGGCCGCAGGTCCACGGCGGGAACATGACAGTGAACGCTGACCTGGCCGTTGCTGGTGGCGGGTTGTTTGGCTCTGTTACCACTGGCGGGAACGTGACTGGAGTGACCGGGATTTTCTCCAGCGCGCTCACCATCGCTGGCAATGTGCAGCAAAACGTGAGCACGACGGTGAGTCCCACTTTCGCGGGTTTGGTTTTGGATGGACTTGGCGCATCAAACACGTTGACATTTTCTGGAGGGAGTAACAGCGTATCCAACATCACTGCTGAGAGGCGGCTTGACCTAGCGGCTGGCGTTGGCTGGCAGATTGTAGCAGTATCAGAATTTCAATCCACTGACGCCACCCAAAGCACCTCGACAACAACTGGAGCAATGCGCACGGCGGGCGGATTGGGTGTGTTTAAAAACGCCAACATCGGTGGCACCCTCACCGTCACCGGAGCAAGCACGCTAGGGACGGTCAGCGGAACTGGTATAACAGGAACAAGTTTTTTACAGAGTAGCGATTACGTTGCGTTGAGTAGGTTACTTTTTACCGGAAATGCGCAAATCAATTCCCCATCCGCAGAAAACATTCAATTGCGAAATAATGCAGGAACTTCATTTGGGTTACTGCAATTAGGTGGCACAACAAACCTCTTCCCCGCGATCAAACGCAGTGGACCTTCAGTGGGCTTTCGCCGGGCGGACGACACCATCGGCACCTTTGCCAACCTCCCCGCTGCCTCCTCTGCCAATGAGGGTTCAGTGTACCCCGTCTCAGACAGCACCACTGTAATATGGGGCGCAACGGTCACAGGCGGTGGATCAAACCACGTGCTCGCATACAGCAATGGCACCAACTGGACCGTGATGGCCAAATAACCCCACCAAACTCTCAACCATAACACACCATGAGCACCAACGCTAACGCAGCACAGCACAACTTCTACTACACCCTTGAAGGGTCCGGTGGAACCAACCACGGCGTCACACCTACCGGCGCAACCACATGGAAACGGCTGCGCCTGTCTGGCCTGCCTACCCTCAACCTTGGCCGGGGCAAGCTCCAGTCCAAGGAACTCAAGGGCAACCGCATCCAGGGTGATGTTCGCTTGGGGTCCCACATTGTCAACGGGGAACTCCCGGTTGAAGCCTTGTATGACACCCCGTTCATGGGTGCCCTTGAGGCTACCCTCTGCTCCACCTGGAGCACACCAGCTGCCGCCATGACGGCCAACACCATCAGTGCGTCCAACGATCCCTCCAAGTTCCTGTTCGCTGGCGACAACGCACCCGTGGTGGTCCCGGGGGACCTCATCTACGTCAGCGGGTTCACCACGCCAGCCAACAATGGTGTGTTCCAGGTCCTTGACCGGGCCGCAGGGTACATCGAGGTGACATCAGCCTACGTTCTGGAAATTGAGGCTGCGGGGGACACCGTCACTGTGGAGCCCATGGCCAAGCTCGTTTCCGGCGTCACCCGTCGCAGCTTCTCAATGATGAAGCACTTCGCTGACCTTGACTCCAGCAAGAAGCCGTATCACGTGTCCAGGGGTTGTGAGTTCAAGTCTGTGACCCTGAACTTCAAGCCAGAGGAACTCGTGGCAGGGTCCTTTGGGGTCATCGGTTGTGACTCCCTGTTCAGTGAGACAGTGCCCACTGGGTTTACCGCTGGCACTGCCTCCACGGTCAAGCCCATGGACAACTTCGCTGGTGCAGTCATCGAGGGTGATGCCCTCAGCACCCAGTCATCCCAGGGTATCATCGTTGAAGGTGCGATCACCTTTGACAACGGCCACACCCCACGGATGGTCATCGGGTCCAAGACCAGCCTGGAATACTCCATCGGGGTGGCCAGCCTCTCCGGCAACATCAAGCTCTGGTTTGAGGGTGCTGAATTCCTGGACAAGTTCCTCAATGAGGAGGAGACGGCTTTCATCATCAGCACCAGCGATCCGGCTGGCAACGTGTTTGCCATCGAGTTGCCCCGGGTCCTCATCCTTGAAGCACCGATCACCGGTGACGGAGCACTGATGCTCGACATCCCCCTGGCCATGCAGGAGCACGGCACCTACGGGTCCCACATCCGCATCTGGCGCAACTAAGGGGTGGCCCGCGAGTACAGCAACCGTACAAAAACTTGTTCAAACAGAACCAGCTGACCCATTACCCATAAAACCTCTCCAATTGCCAGAACACACATTTCTGGCGCAACCTGACACAAACATACCCCCATATGAAATCAACCCAACTGCACACCCGGACCCTCGCCAACAACGGGGTTTCCGTCCCAATCCTGTACCCAGACGGCACCCCAACCGGGGAGCAGGTCACCATCATCGGCGTTGAATCTGACGCATTCCGCAAGGCTGCCCGGATCGCAAACCAAGAGCGGGTCCGCATCGCACAGCTCCCGGAGAACCAGCGGGATGATGCGCACGAGATCAACCGCAACCGCATGATGGCGTCCCTCGTGACTGGATGGACCCTGGAGGACGAGTGCACGCAGGAAGCTGTGATTGCGTTGTTCAATGAGGCACCCGGGTTCCTGACCCTGGTGGACACTGAATCGAGTGACCGGTCAAATTTTTTCAAGAAGCCGTCCGGGAGCTGACCACCTGGGCGGAGAACGAAGTGAAGCTGAACAAGTGCCCTGACGGGTCCAAGGTCAGCCTGAGAAAGACACTGACCCACGTAGAAAAATGCACCCACAAGAAAATCACGGAACTGGAGCTGTCAAGAAACCAGCCTCAGACCCTTGCCTACTTGTGGGACATCTTCCTGGACCTTTACAACGGGAACCCGTTCAGCCACGTAGAACTGAAAGCCTGGATGGAAATGTACGATTTTCAGCTGACCCAGCTGGAGATTGAGGTTGTGAAAACACTGACAAGGATCGTAGCCAATGGATGACATCGTAACACTTGGGATCAAGATCGACTCGCTTCAAGCTGAGGTCGCAGCGCACCGCATGGAGAAGCTGGCAGACAAGGGGACCAAGGCAGAGAAGTCCGCGTTGAGCATGGGGGCTGCCTTCAAGGTGGCAGCTGCGGGTGCGGTCCTACTTGGCGGTGCCATTTACAAGATCCTGGAGAAGACCAGTGAATTTCAGGTCCTCAACGCCAACCTGGTCACGGCCACCGGGGGGATCGAAGGAGCCAACAAGGCATTCGCTGCCCTCAAGGTCCTGGCCACCACTACTCCCTTCACTCTCCAGGAGGTCACCACAGCCTTCACCAAGCTGGTCAATTATGGGCTAACCCCGTCAGAGCGTGCGATTCGATCCTATGGGGACGCTGCTGCGGCTACAGGAAAGCCCATAATCAGCCTGGTGGAGGGTGTGGCTGATGCCGTCAACGGGGAGTTTGAACGGGTCAAGGAAGCTTTCAACGTCAAGGCCAAGAATCTTGGGGACACCGTGGCATTCCGCTTCCGGGGAGTCACCACCGAGGTCAAGAACAACGCCAAGGACATTGAGGAATACTTCATCAGGCTAGGTGAGACCAAGTTTGCCGGCGCAATGGGCCGTCAGATGGACACCCTCAAGGGGAAGTTCTCCAACGCTCAGGACGCATGGGAGCTGATGCTCAACGCCATGGGCTCAGGACGGATGCAGGAGCTTGCCAAAGGAGGTCTGACTGACATCACTGACAAGCTCAACGACATCACCCAGTGGGCAGAGTCCGGGGGGCTCAACGCTGCGATGTATCAGATTGAAGCGGTGGTGGCCAGCCAGGTCCCCCAGTGGGAGTCCCTGGGCCTGACCATCGGCAAGGTCCTGGGTGACGGGACCAAGTTGATTGGTGAACTGGTGGCAGACGCTCAACCGGACTCCGCTGAGTGGGATCAATACTGGCACGATGTGTTCACCCACTTCCCGTCCAATATTGAATACATGATCAAGCTTTCCCAGATTCATCTGGGGGGGTTTGTGGACAAGTCTGCTGTAGTTGCTGACCGCTTCAAGTCCATCTGGGAGAAAGCGGTGGGGGCAGTAGCGGACGAGCTGGCAGCCAGCGCACTGGCGTTCAAGCACAACCTCTCCGGGATCACGGAGGGACGGGCATTGGTGGCTCAAGCTCGCAGTAAACAGGCTGCTGATGCCGCTGCTGCCCAGGGATACTCTCCCCTTGGTGGGGGTGCCCCTGCCACGGAAGAGGACATCAACAAACGGATTGAAGAGCAGACGGACAAGCTCAACGCGGACACTGAGGCTGCCCAGAAAAACGCGGATGCCCACATCGACCGGGCAGCCAAGATGAGACAGTCACTGGCTGAAGTTGACTCCCTACTGGCAGAGCTGGACGCCAACAACAGTTCCCTGCTCCCGCCACCACTTGACCCGGGCAACCCAGACGCGTACAACACCGATGTGCCCCCGGTCGATGCCTTGGCCGGGTTTTACCAAGGTGGTGATCCGTCCACCTCCAACTCCCCCGGAAAGGTCCCCAAGGCCAAAAGGGTCCGGGAGTCCCGTGCTACCAATGCGGAGTATGAATCACAGCTGCTTGACACCATCTATGAGCGTGAGGCACAGAACGAGCTGGAGGCACTGGACCAGTCTGAGGACCGCATACGCCTGTCCTACGACAAGCGCAAGGCAGAGATCCTGGCCAACACCAGCCTCACTGAGCAGCAGAAAGCAGAGCTGATCAAGCGCAGTGACGCCCAGCTTGCCGCTGCCACGGAGGACTCCACCCGTAAGCGCAACGAGGCACAGCTAAAACTTGCCGGGGAGTTCTTTGGCAACCTTTCCACCATCTCAGGGGCATTCGGCAAGAAAGGACACAAAGCGGCGCAAGCGGCTGCCATTGCCAAAACCCTGATGGACACCTACTCGTCAGCCACTGCATCCTACAATGCCCTTGCGTCCATCCCCTACGTGGGACCCGCCTTGGGCTTTGCGGCTGCGGGAGCTGCGGTTGCTGCGGGCTACGCCAACATCCAGAAGATCCGGTCCACCGAGTACACCGGTGCCTACGCTGACGGTGGCATTGTCCCCGGGAACTCCACCCGGGGGGACCGTCTGTTTGCCCGGGTCAACTCCAAGGAAGCAATCCTCAACCAGGGTCAACAGAAGCGTCTGCTTGACCTCGCTGACGGTGCTGAAGGAGGCAAAGCTGGTGGGGGTGCCCCATGGCGGGTCAACATCACCAACACCGCCCCCGGGTACACCGCTGAGGTCAACGAGGACCGTGAGGCCAAGGTCATGGAGATCACGATCAACAGGACCATGGACAGGATCGCGGCTGAAACCCAACGTGGTGGTGGCCGGGTGGACAAGGCACTCCAAGGAGCATACAAACTGAAACGATGAACTGGCCCGAACACCTACTACCCCGCCCGTCTGAGAACTACAGTGCTCAGGTGGACCCTGTGCTTGCCCGGACGGAGTTTGAGGTGGGCTTCAGGCAGCGCCGCAAGTTCACTGGCGTTGAGGAGCGGATCAGTGTGGATTGGATGGTGACCCAACTCCAGCTGGATATCATGGAGTCATTCATCCAGGTCAACATGAGCCATGGGGCATCCGCCGTTGAGATGACCATCATTGGCGTTGACGGCATCCGCCGTGAAACCGTCCGCATCCTTGGTGGGGCAACCAGCAAGGCTTACCTCCCTGGAGGCAGCTACCGGGTCAGTGCCACCCTGATCGCAGAACCCAAGGCCACCGCTGACGCAGAGATCATGGCGTGGCTGCTGTACCTTGAGGATGGTAGCCCCGATGGCTTCATGCAGGTTGCAGAAATCCTTGCCCTTTACACAGAGTCCTTTTATGGTGTGGCCACTGAGTCCCCTGAGATCACTGAATTCATGTCACTCTACAGTTAAAACACAAAACAATGGCCACTTTCGCACAATACCTAGCCGCTGGAGTCAAATGGCTCGCAGCAGGGGACAAAGCCCACGCACTCGTCAACGGACCTGCCACTGGCGAGGGTTCCACCGTGGTGACTGAAGCGGGGACCCTCCCCACCTTTGCCAAGAAGCTCAATGACCTGACGTTGTCTGGTATGGCCCCATTACAGCTAACCACCATCCTGCAAGGAGGTGCGGAGGACCTTGAGGTCATAGGTGAAGAATACCTGCCAAGATACCGCACAACTGGACTCAGGGAGACACTGGCAGAGCTGTATGAGTCAGTAGATTTGCGTAGGGTTCTTTGCACGTTCCACCTACCTGCGTCAGCTGCAGTTGCAGGGACTTACAAGCTAGCATTTAACCTGGAGGCAACCCTGCTGATAAACGAGGGGGATGCCCCATTTGGCACTGTTCTTGGACTTGTGGCGGATAACCGGAAGCTGCTGACCGGGGGGAACACCGTTGGGTCCATTTTTGGTTTACCGCTGAATGGACTCAACGGAACTTATGTTTTTCACAATCTTGCAGACTGGATCACCCTTGAAGCGGTGACGGTTGGGGGTGAGCCTATGTTGACCTTCAAAAACGGATTTAGCACACCTAACTACTACTCCAAACTCACCAATGGTGGTAGCAACACAAATGGCCTCATCACCTTTGAAGATCGCACTTTTGATGACCCTGCCCAGCTTTCATACATCACCCCGGGAGAAGCGTTTGACATCCACCTTGTGCTGGACATCCCAGCCAACACAGATATAACCAACTCGTTTTTGATCCACTGGGACGCAACGCTGCAACCATTTGTGTGGACTGAGTTATGACTTGCCCACCGTATGAAAATCCTCCTTGCCTGCCTCTGCCTGACCTCCTGCACCTCCCTCTACCGGGATGGTAAAGTGATTGCCCGCTTCCCCTCTGACATGCAGGAGGTGTACTACCGGCAAAATACGGACGGGTCCTGTGAATGGACCGTCGCAAGCGTCACCCCATCCCACTCAATCCGTTCCGCTGGCAACGCTGCCACCAAGGTCCTCACCCCCATTGTCACCGCAAAACTCATCCCATGATCTACCACCACAAAGACCCGTCACTGCGCACCCTGCTGATCCAACGTGCCCTCAAGGCTGAGGGGTTCTACAAGGGGGAGTGTGACAACTGGGCCGGTCCCCGGACGGAGGATGCGTTGCGTGCTTTCCAGCAGAAGCTTGAGCTGCAGGAACCTGCACCAACGGGGTCCCTCCGCAATCTCCACCGGGACATCAATGAGGCAGGCATGGACCTGATCAAGCATTTTGAGGGTCTGTTCCTCAATGCGTATCCGGACTCTGTGGGAGTGTGGACCATCGGATGGGGGCACACCGGACTCAAGCACAACGATGGCACGGTCAGGGCAGGCAAGACGATCACCCAGGAAACGGCGGATGCCCTGTTCCACTATGACATGGACCAGTTTGAGGGACGGGTTGAGCACTTTGTCAAGGTCCCCCTCAACGACAACGAATTTGCTGCCCTGGTGGCGTTTGACTTCAACACCGGTGGCCTGGGTGACTCAACCCTGCTGCGGATGCTCAACGCCGGGGATCGCCGGGGTGCGGCTGACCAGTTCCTACGCTGGGACAAGGCGGGGGGCAGGACCCTTGCCGGCCTGACCCGTCGCCGCCGCTCTGAGCGCAACCTGTTCCTCTCCAAAACACCCTACATCATACAATGATACCACCACTTGCATTCACCCCGGGTCCAGAGTTCTGGGCACTCCTCAGCTTGGTCGCCACTGGCGCAGGATCTGCGGCCACTTTTGCGCTGACCAAGTATTTTGAACTTCGTGCCCGGGAGGTGGAACGGGAGCAGACCCGCCTGGACAAGGAGCAAGAAGCCAAGGCTGAAGCAGCCAAGGAACTGAGGCACCTGACCGCCATCGCCGCTGTGGCTGTGGAAGGTGGCCAGCGTGAAAAGCGCATCATCAAGGAGGTGGTTGACGTCAAGAAAGCAGCCCAAGCAAGCATCCGTCTGACCGCTGAAGCCGTCAAGACCAACAAAGAAGCCACCGAAGCTGCCAATGGCATCAAGCGGGACGTGGCTGAGAAACTGGACACCGTAATCGCACAAACCGCACCCGCTGATGCCTGACGACACCCTATCTGCTGCCATCCAGGAAGCTCTCACGATCTGCCCACAATCCGTCCGGGAAATCCAGACCATCGAGATTGTCCAGCCCGGGAACCCCTACGTCACCTCCACCCTGGAACTCTGCCTGTGCGTGGACACCACCGGGTCCATGGGGGGACTGATTGACACCCTGATCACTGCAGTGCAGCAGGTGGTGGACGAGCTGCAGGAGGACTTTGTCAAGGTTTCTGTGGCGGTGGTCGAGTTCAAGGGCACCGATGACGAGGAACCATTTGGTGAAGATGAGGACGGCCCCCCTGAGATCATCACGGGGGATCGTTTCCGCACCGTGGAGGTGGCTTCCGGGGAGCTTGACGAGCTTGTTGCGGAGGGAGGTGGGGACACGGAGGAGGACGGCTACGGAGCCATCTGCGTTGCCTGCGCAGGACTCCCTTGGACGGAAACCTTGGGTAATGCCCGGGCCATATTCCTGCTGACAGACGCACCCAGCCATACCCGCACCAACTCGCTGGCTGAGGCTTCTGACGCAATGACGGACCTGGACATCAAGTTCTTCTATGGCCCGTATGACGACGGGGGTGACGGCTACGATGACCTAGTGGACGCTACCGGGGGTGCCCTGATCGAAGCACCAGACTTCAGCACCCCTGCTGCATTACGGGCAACCCTGGTGGCCTTGCTGCGGGAGCTGTCTGAGGATGAGGGTCTTGATCCGATCTACCTGGTGAACGACAACGTGCCTCTCATCGCTGCCTTGGAAACAGAGGAGGTGGTGACCTTTGCCCCACGGGGGTTTGCGCTGAACACGTCAGGGTCCGGGGAGGACGGCGTCAAGGGCATCGGTATCACCATTGACAACCATGATCTCCAGGTGTCCAAGTATCTGGCCCAAGCTTCCCTGCGCACTGCTCCGGTGGAAATCCGCTACCGCGTGTACTCGTCAGATGATTCATCCGGTCCCCAGAACAACCCACCGATTACCCTTTACCTTGGTCCTGTTGAGATCCAGGGAAACAAGGTCAGCGGGGAGGCACGCTGGATCGACATCCAGAATTCAGAGTTCCCCACCCTCTTCTACGACAAGGCACACTTCCCCGGATTATGAGCTGGACCATCCCATACCTCTTCAGGCACTATGACGCAGTAGGGTTCAACTGCTGGCATCTGGTCTGCGAGGTTTACCGGGAGCAGCTTGGCATTGAACTGGAGCACTACAACGGGGTTGACCCCCGGGACCCCCTTGCTGTGGGGAGGAACATGGAACTGGGGCTGACTGAATGGCTGCCCTGTGATCCTGACACCTACCTCGCCATTGCCCCGATGGCACGCAAGCGTAACCCGTTCCACGTTGGAGTGGTGGTTGCCCCCGGGAAGATTCTCCACATAGCAGCAGGCTGCAACGCTTGTGTGCAGAGCCCAACGGACCTGGCCACCCAAGGTTTCCACCGCATCAAATACTACCGTCATGCCCAAAATCTACCACGTAGCTAATCCCTACGCCCCACTGGACGAACTGGAGGCAAGCACTGTCTCCCCCGGCACAACCATCATGGAATACCTGGTGCGCAAGTACCCGGGATTCCTGGAGTTCTCTGAGCCCACGATCTGTGTGGTCAATGGAGCTGGCTGGCTGCGGGCGGATTGGGTCACCACCCAACTCAAGGATGGCGACATGGTTGTGTTCATGCCCGCAGTGGGGGGGACCGCTGTCATCTACGCAGTGATTGCCATTGTGATCGCAGTGGCTGTGGTCGTGTTCATGGATTTTGCGATCCCGGCGAACGAGGGGCTGCCGTCATCCGATCCGGTTTACTCCCTCAGTGGCCAGCAGAACCAGAACAAGAAAGGTGAACCCATTGAGAAGCATTACGGCCACGTGCGCCACTGGCCATCCCTCGCGTCCCGTCCGTACAACCAGTTCCATGGTGATGATGAGTATCTGTACCTGCTCCTGTGCGTGGGTATCGGCAAATACTACGTGGATGAGATCCTCAACGACGACACCCCCATTGGGGAACTGAATGACGTGGAGTATGAGGTCCTCCCCCCGGGCAAAAAAGTCACGTTGTTCCCCACGTTCGTGGAGACGTCAACTGAAGTTGGGGGGATTGACCTGACCGCCCCGAATGAGCCTGACTACGACTGGTCAGGATGGTTCGTGCTGACCTCCGTGGGGGCCAAGACCCATCACATTGAGCTTGACATCAGTTTTCGCCAGGGACTCTACAAGTCAAGCAAGGGAGGGGGGACCGATCCGGCCACGGTTGAGCTGGAGTTTGAATACCAGCGGATCAACGATGCAGGGACCGCAGTGGGGTCTGAAGGGTCCCTGTGGACCCCCGAAATTGAGCTCAACACCACCCAGCAGCGGAGGTTCACCAAACGGTTTGAAGTCCCCAAGCCGGGCAGGTATCAGGTCCGGGGACGGCGCATCACGGATCATATGGACGATGATGATGACGGACTGGTGCGCGATGTGGTGACGTGGGAACGAGCGCGGGCATTTAACAAGACACACCAGAACTTTGGCAACGTCACCCTCCTGGCCATCAAGGCACGGGCCACCAAGCAACTCAACAACCAGTCCCAGAATCGCTGGAACGTGCGGTTGCGGACCAAGACCAAGGTGTGGACCGGGGACACCTGGGAACTCCAGGACACCCGCTCACCGATCTGGGCGGCAGTGGACATCCTCCGTGCCAAGTATGGGCGGGGGCTCACCAATAAGCACATCAACCTCATCACCATGGGAGAGATCGCCAGTGATGTGGAGGAGGATGGAATCAACTTTGACTGGACCTTTGACCAGCGTGACACCGTCTGGCCAGCGATCAATGTGTGCCTCAACGTCTGCCGTGCCCGTCCAGTGATCCCCAACGCACAGGTGTCCGTCGTCCGGGACGTTGCGATGACTGAGGCCACCATCGGGTTCAACTCACACAACATCCGTCCCGGGTCCTTCAAGGTGTCCATGAAGCTGCCAGTGGTGGGGGACCACGACGGGCTGGAGGTTGAGTACATCAACGATACCTCGTGGGAACGGGAGACAGTTCTGTGCTTGCTGGACACCGACAAGGGCACCAACCCAAAACGGATCAGGCTGTCTGGTTGCACTGACCGGGACATGGCCTACCGCTGGGGACTCGCAACCCGCGCCATGGAAATTGACCAGATTGTCAACATTGAGCTGTCCACGGGGATCGAAGGGGGAACGGCAGTGTTTGGGGACCTTGTGGCCGTGCAGCACGATCTGCTTCCCGTGCCCCACGACAACCCGCAGGACCAGACGGGGAGGCTTGCCCATGGGGCCATCACCACCGGTGGGGGTAACACTGATGTGGTGCTCCCGGTGATCCCCGTTTTCACAGCTCCGTTTGTCCACCGCATTTCGATCCGGGACCGGACGGGACTGGTGCAAGGACCCTACACCTGCGTAGCACACCCCAGTGACCCCTACGCCGTGCGCATCGCCATTACCCTGGACACGGAGCTGCTTGAGGTCCCCGCTGACGCAGAGGCAGCACTCTACTGGTTCGGACGGAGTGGCAGGGAAATGATGCTGTGCAAGGCCACCAAGATCGCACCAGCGGAGGGGGACAACATCACGCTGACCCTGGTTCCTTACACTGAACGGGTGTACTCGTTTGGAGCTGCCACGGCACCGCCGCTTGACGCTGCCCCGTCCGTAGTGACTGCGCCCAAGAAACCTGTTGTTGAGGGCCTGGCGGTGCACTACCTCCCGGACTCCATCAGTGAAGCACTGGTCACGTGGGCACCGGCCCAAGGGGCAGGCTACTACCGGGTGGAGAAGTCCAACGATGGTGGGGTCACATACACGTTTGTGGACAACACCCAGGTGGCCAGCTACCGGATGATCGTCCGGGATGAGCACATGTACCTGCGGGTAGCCGGGATCGGATCAGTGGGCATTGGTCCTTGGGCACTTTGGGATGGCACCGTGGGTGGCCAGATCCGGGTCCCCCGGAAGATCAAAGGACTGCGGCTTGAACGCCCATTCAAGAGTGACGTGCTGTACGTGCTCTGGGATTCTGAGTTCCTGGCGGACGAGTACAATGTCCAGATCTACCTTGACACTGACCTGCTAACTGAGTTCACCGTGGAGGACCCCCGGGCCAGCTACGACGCAGTACAGGCCAAGGCAGACGCAGTAACAGCCGTCCTGGACCTGGACCGCACCCTCAAGGTCAAGGTTGCCGGGGTGAACTCCATTGGCACCGGGGTGTACTCCAGCATCCTGACGGTGACCAACCCAAAACCGGCCACCCTCACCGGGATGAGTTCAGATGTGCTAAACACCGTGGGCAGCCGCACGTTCGTCCTCCTGGAATGGGATCAGGCACCAGACAGCGCCTACGTGGAGTCCTACTGGCTGTGGATCAAGTATGGCACTAGCGGGGTGGGCACCGGGTCTTACGATGTGCGCAAGAAGATGGCGGGCAACTCCTACCAGGTCCGGGTGGACGCGGCTGACTATGGCACCATGTACTGGAAGGTAGCGGCCAAGGATCGCTGGGGTGAGGACATGAACCTCTGCGCAGAACAGTCCGTCACCGTCCCATAACTTTCTCAGGGGCAACCCGGAAACAAGACTGCCCGGAAAGGTTGGGGGACCTGACCGGGCAGTTGCGTTGTTGGGGTCAGGGTTTGTTGAAGACCCCGGATGCGTACATTGTGTGCAACTGGTCGTGGAACTCCACGAGCTTCTTGAACCCCTCCACCCCCCAGAGGACCTCAATGTCAGTCTCGATGTTGCGGGGGTGCCGTCCTTCCTCATGGTAGGCACGCAGGGTCCCGTCCCCTGCCACGTAGAACACCTGGAACCCACAAAGGGGGATCTTCAGTTCTGACTCAGGCAGGTTGAGGCTGCGGAGTTCCTCATTGATCCTGCGCACAATCTCCTGCTTCAGCGCGGCAATCGCTTGGGCAGGGGTGACGTTGACCTCCATGTGGTCCTTGCGGGTGACTACTACTCCAATTTTCATGTGCTTGTATGGTTGGTTGTTAGCGGTAGAATTCAGCATCAGGGTAGAGGTCAAGGACCTTGGCCTTGGCATCGCCGCGATCCTTGGCGCGGACTACGCCCATGCGCCGTTTCTTGAACGTGTAGAACAGGTACAGGCGGGTGGACTCAAAAGTGCCAGCTGCCGTCCGGGTCATGGTGACCGTCTGGCAGCGGAGGTTAGTCTTGATGGGGATTTGGCTCATTGTGGTAGTGGGGTTCCCCGGGGGATTGGACCCCGGGGAGGGGTTAGGGGTTTGGTTGGTTACTCAGCAGCCTCATCCAGCTTCTCTGTGACCTCGTCAATCGACTCAACGAGGGAGTCCGCGTCACTGCCAGCGTCCTGGAGCAGGCTGATGACTTCCTCTGCGCGCTGGCCCTTGTCACCTCCCTGGAGGGACTCAGGCATGTTGTCAAAATACTCCTGTTCCTCATCCTCCAGGTTCTGGATGTCTGAGCGGATGTCCTCCAGCTCCGACTTGGATGCCTCAAGGCGTGCGATGAGGGACTTGATCTGTTTGCGTCTGTCTGTGTTCATTGTGGTAGTGTGTTTGGGGTTGCCCGGGGGATCGGACCCCGGGAGTTGGTTGTTCAGCCGTGGGTGAGTTCCTCCTGGTCACGCTCTTTCTTGGCCCATGCGTCCTCCTTGGCACGTTGAGCCTCACGAGCTTCATATGCCTCCTGTGACTCCTTGATGCGGGCCATGATCGCGTCCCACTCTGCCTTGCGCTCAGGCTCACGTGCCTTGACCTCCTTGGCAGCCTCCTCAAGGATGTAGGTCCCAAAGGTGTCCCCGGACCCTTCCTGGCTGAAAGCGTCCACGAGCAGGCGGATCATATCACCGATGGTGCCCTGACCACTGTCCCGGGCTGCGTCACGAGCGGCGTGGAACGGGTTGACGGGGGTGAAGGTGTAGGCTGTGAAGGGGTCAATGTTCCCGTGCTTCTCATCAGCCCAGGTGCCCTGCTTGAGAGCTGCCTTGGCGGTCATGGAGCTGATCCCGTGGCCGCCCCAATGGTTGCCATTGTTCCACTCGAATCTCCAGTGACCCACGGCTGGGGCTGTGAGGCTGTTGCGATGAGTGAGGCGATACTTGGCTGGGTTGCCAGTGACTTTTTCGATGATTTCAGTGGTTTTCATGGTCGTGTGGTAGTTCGGATGGTAGTGTCTCTCAACGACGTAACCAAACTGGATCTTCACCCAATCGGGCAAGAACTATTTTGCTCAGCTGGCAAAATACTTTTCCAGCCTGTCCTCCGTTCCACCAACCGTACAAAAACTTGTCGGAACAGGACCAGCTGACCCAATACCCACGAAACAGCCCCAGTTGCCAGAACACACCATTCTGCGCAAACCTGGGGCTGTTGGTCAGTTTCACAGTAGCTCCGATCCCTCTGGGGCATCCGGGTCATACTGCCGGATCAGGGTGTCAATGCGGTCAAGGCAGCTGGCCAGGGTCTTGCGTCCGTGATCCACCTGGTGGTGCAGCAGACGGTTGATGACATGCCCCTCGTCCGGTCCCACCCCGTTGGCAAGGCAGAACTCGTTCACCTTGATGCGAAACTTCAGCGGGTTCAGATCGACGGGGACCCCTGACTTGCGAGGCTCACGCCCCAGGGTGTCATAGTCCTCGTGGATCAACAGCTCCACGTAGTGCCGAGCTTTCTTGAGGTCCTCCAGCCCGTTCTTCTTGCGGTGGCGGACCAGGTACTTGACGGCTGCAGCTTCACACCAGGGTATCCGATTCTGCTGGCAGAAGCTGACATGCTGGATCTTGCTGACGTAGTGGGTGCCCCCTACTTGCTTGTTAAGTGGGGACGGTGCTTGGGTTGACATATGGTTGTTTGGGTGAGTGAACAGCTAGGAAGTCCTTGAGAGTGGAGTAGTAGGGACTGGTGTCATGACCAAGGAGAAGGACGAAACGGTACACGGCCCAGACCCGCTCCCCTTCCCCGTCGTTGAAGTGGTGGTGGTCACTGACCAGAAGCTGTTGGATGGCCGTGGACCAGCGGAGTGCCACAACGGGTTTCCCCCGCTCATGCCCGGTCAAGCACCAGCGGAGTCCCTCCAGCATGTCTGCCAGCTTCAGGAACAACTCTTGACGATGGCTGAGACGGGTCTGCACCAGGAAGTGGTCCATGTCCGCCTGAAGCTCCATACGGTCCATATGGGCCTTGAGTTCCGGGGAAGATCGCTTGACGGTGAACGGCATGTCACCCGTGATCAGCTCTGCGGCGTCATGGAGGATGGCATTGCTCACCACCCAGCGATCCTCTGGGTCAATCATCATCCCAAGGGCCACCAGGATCGCGGCCACACCAAACGAGTGGTGCCCTACCGTCTGCCCCGTGATAGTCGGGACAGCGTGAAACCGGACAACCTCCCCGGCATCGAGGATGTTGAGGGTGCGCTGGGCAAGGTCTGCCCGGGTTTCGGGGTCAAGCTGTGAAGAGTTCATCAGGGTAGGCAAGTAGGTGTGGTGAGACGACGATCCCTTGACGGCGCTTGAACCAGATCAGGCCAGCAGTGCGCCAGTCCAATGATCCCACCATCTGGAGGGAACGGTAGGCAAGGTCCTTTTCCCCGTTCTTCCAGCAGATGAAAGCCACGGCCATTGGGAGGACCGTGCAATCAAGGAAGGGGTTCCCCCGGGGGGTGAAGCCGTCAACGGACCCGTCGATGTTGCCCTTCAGTTCTGCCAAGAAGTGGGTGACGTTGCGGTCAAACTCATCCGCATACCCCGTGAACAGGCGGGTTTGCCCTGCGTCAGGGTACAGCAGGTTGCGCAAATCGTCCCCCAGCACCGCAGGCCATTTGGGGTTGTTGAGATACACGTGGAGGTTGGCAGACGAATGGTGCCAGACACCCATCTGCAGGTCCAAGGCGCAGGCCACGTATTCCTGGAAGAACGAAAGGTGCACCACGTTGGCTCCCGTCACACCACCCCAGATCGCGTCATTGGAACGGTTGAACGTGGTCATGTTGACCCGTCCGTTCTCCACCTCAAAGATCATCGTGAGGTTGCACGCTTTGTCCTTGGTCTTGGTTCCAAGGTCCAGGTCCGGGTCCCACAGGCAGATCACGGCCTGACGGCTTTCCGGGTCCGCGTGGAGAATCTTGCACACCTCCTTCAGCTGGTCAATTTGGTCTGACACGCGGTAGGCTCGTGCCCGGGTCCCGTAGAATGCATTGTACCGCTGGCCATCGTCGCTGAACAGGAGCATGTTCTTGGCGAAGTAGCTGAGCAGCTCCACGTCGTTGCCGGTGTCACCAGCGAGCATAGCCACCGACTCGATCAGATGGAAGAACGGGTTGGCATCCCGCTCTGCTCCAAAATTGACCCGCTCCCAAGGATGACGGAGGGTGATTGTGGTTACCCCAGGCAGACGCAGGGCAGGTCCGTTCCGGGTGTTGACGGGGACCCCGTGGCGGTGCATGCGGTCATAGAGGACCGGCGCAAGGTCATTAGTGTTTCGGGCAGTGAATTCCATGGTATTAGTGGTGTTATGGTTTTGTTTTGTAGAACCTGTTGAGCCGTCCCTCGTTCAACCGGGCACGCTCATACTTGTCAAACTCACAGAATGAGTTACTGACGTTGTTTGGGTCAAGGAAATACTCGTTGATTGGGCAATCCCCCAGTAAATCGTGGGTCATTTCGCGTATGAGCATCAGCCGCTCGTGGATCCAATTCTGGTTTTTGCTGATGTTGAGGGGCTCACCAAACATCCGGCACAGTCCCCGGGAAGTCCCGGGACCCCCCAGCACAAAGGTCTGCCAGTCTGGTGCCTTTGCCCACCATTTGGTGTAGCGGAGGTCAGTGACGATCTGGTTGGCCAGGAACGGTCCAAAACCGTGCACCCCCAGGATTTGGCAGCACACTGCCTCCAGGGTCTTGCAGGAACCCCAGTCAACACCCACCAGTTTCTTGCAGGCGTCAAGGTAGTACACCGCTGGTGGAGTCTTGAGTTGGTCCGGGGACCCGTGTGACGGCATCATGTAAGCTCCCCGGAAGATCCGCTTGCCGTCAGCCTGACGTTGGAGCACGTGCTTGAGGGTGGATTCAATGTTGATGGGTTCCTCCATCCCCTCAAAGGTAGCAGGGTCATTGAAGATCCGGGCAATGGCAACCCGCACGACCATGGCTGTGGCATTCTGGATCTTGGGATTGTCCCGGACGGTTGCCTTGACCCACTGAGTCACCCGGTCATGTTCCCGGTTGATGTTACAGAAGCTGTACTTGGCCAGGATCGGATCTTCAGTGTGTGGGAATATGCCAAATTCCTTGGCTTCGCGGGCAAGCTCCCTGGCTTGGATGAAGTCAATGTATCTGGTGAGCTGGTCTGGGACTGGTTTCATAGGATCGAATCGACGTTGAGGAGTTCAAGGCACTTGGTGAACGCGGCAGCCCGGTCAAGCAGGTAGGTGGGGACCCCGTTGCGGTCAAGGTTCTTCTTGGAGGACTTGCAGGACTGCACCTTGCCCAGGAGGTTCTTGGGATCAACGTCAACGGCGTGGGGGTCCTTTGCCCTGCGCCGCTGGTTGACTGAGTCAAAGCATACCATGGTAGGCACGTCAAGGTAGATCACGTGGAGGTTCCACCCAGCTTGGAAGTGCTTGATGGTGCGGCCACAGTCAGCGGTGAGCAACAGGGACTCATACAGCACATCATACCCCGCCTCACTGAGGAAGGTGATGGTGTCAAAGATCATGGAGGTGTCTGAGATGGTGTCACACCCACCACAGATGGTTTCGTAGGACCCGACCACAGCCAGCGGGTTCCCCCCGTTCGGATGGTCAAACGTGTTGTACAGGGGACGTTTCCGCCCCTCCTGGAAGTGCTTCTGGTGATTGAGGTAGGAGTCCATCACAAAGCGTGCGATGGTGGTTTTGCCGGACCCGTAGGTGCCACGGAGGTTGATGATCACTGGTTTCATAGTAGGAAATTGTAGGACTTCTGGCATTGGGCATCAAACCAGGTGTCCAGTTTCTGGTGCAATGAGTGACCTGTGAAACGTCCAGTCCGGGGGTACAAATCCATGTCTTCAAGCACCACCTGGCGCATGTTCAGGTCCTTGAGCAACACCTCGTTCCGCCCGTCCCACAGTGCCTGCCACTCGATGCCTGTCCAGCCTTGGGAAGCAGTCTTGTTGATGTCCTCCGCCATCCGGTCAAGATAGTAGCCAAGGTAGCGTCCCTTGGGTGCTCCGCGTGGCATCTTGCTCCACGCGCACAGCGACGTTTCAAGGCTGAAGCGATCCGGTTGAACCGGGAGGTCAGCAAGGTCCTCCGCCAGGATTCCGTGGGCCAGTATGATCTGGTCATCACACCACGTTTCAAGTTCCTCGTTGGTGGGGTCACGGTTGAAACGCGGATGCACCGCCAAGGCTGCCCCTTCACGGGGTTGCTTGCAGGAGGGATCGGAGAAGAACATTGACGGCGGGACGAATGAATGGCCACAGCACTCATTCAGAGCCTGGAGGTAGAACCACGCCGTGTAGCGTCCAAACCGGGGGAAAGCTTTGCTGAGCAACAAGGACCACGCCATGCCAAAATCGTTGTTCATGGTCCACCAAATCTGCTGCTGAGAGCCACAGGAGTCAGCAATGGCCTGATATGCCTGGAACGTCTCTGGCAGCTTGCCCCGCAGCCACTTCTGGTCCTTCTGGTAGGGCAGGCGGGTGTAGTTGTCCGTCTGGAACTTCTGCAGCCGCTCAAACCCGACATGGCTGAAGTCAGGGAACTCGTTCCAGATGACCCAGGCCGTGGGGAGATGGTAGGTGTTGGCATAGAGCCAGCACAGCCAATACTTCTGCTCGATGTTGAACTCATACCGGTGGAACAGATACTTCATCAGGTACAGCGCCGGATCGCAGTCATACGTCTTCAGCTGGTAACACCAGAAGCGGAGGAAGGGGTTGGTCAGAGTTTGCATGGGGGCACTTTCTTGTGGGGTTTCTGGAGGTCTGGGTAGGTATTCCAGCGGGCAACCTCTGCAGCCTCGTTCAGGCAGACACCCACGCCGGGGATCACTTCCCGGGAGGTCTTGCGGTCCCCTCCTGCCCGGATCGCAATGTCCAGGGTAGAGGTGAAGACGTAGGCCACGTCAGTCTCGTCCACCAACCACGAGTGCCACCACATCGGACGTTCCGGGGACCGCACCCCCATAATGGTGCCAGTATCCTCAAGGAGGCAGGCAGCGTAGCTTCCAGGAGTTTGTTCAACCCGGCACAGTAGGGCAAGCCTGAGCATGATTTCTGCGTCATTCCCGGTGGAGTAGGGACCCGCGCCATACTGCTCCCAGGTTTCCGGGGGTTCCTGGCTGATGACTCCGTTGAGGACGATGGCCATGTCAGACTCGATCAGGGGCAGGGGGGTTTCCGGGTCTGACGTGCAGTAACGGGTGTGGCCGATCACCCGGAGGTCATCAAGCCCGCAGAAGCAAAGCTCAAGGTCAAGCTCCAGTTCAAACAGGCCAAACTCAAGGTTGAGCATGTGCTGGTAGAACTCCCCGTTGAATGTCCAGGCGATCCCCATTGAGTGGCGTCCCCGGTAGGAGGACTCCATGAGCAGCTTGGCCAACAGCTGGCGGGTGCCCACGGTGTTGGGTGCTACGTATCCGATGATTCCACACATATTATGTCGATTGGTTGAGGATTTTGAAGTTCATGATTGCGTCCATCAAAGCACTTTGGTCCGCGCCTTTCTGGCGGAGTGCTTCAGCCACAGCCTCGTCCATTGTCTTGGTCGCCAGCAAGCGAAAAACGCGGCTGATGTTGGTTTGCCCTTTACGGGCCACACGGGCGTTGAGTTGATCATAGAGTTCCCGGGACCATGTGGGGGAGAACCAGCAGATGTCTGCACCCCCGTGCTGGAGGTTCAAGCCGTGTCCTGCGCTCTGGGGGGACACGATCAACATTGGGATCATCTTGTTGTTCCACGCCTCAGCGATGGCATCCTGCCTCGCAGCTGTCTTGTAATCACTGAAGCAGACGGCATCCGGGAATGCCTTGCGCAACCGTTCCTCCTCGTGCCGGTAGAGGTAGGCCACCATCAGGGGTTCCCCCTTTTGCTCCTTGTAGATCTGCTTCAGCGCCTTGATCTTCTCATCATGTAGCACCACTGTTTCACTGGGGATGATCTTGATGCTACCGTCCGGTTGGGGGATCTCCTGTTGGGCAGAATACACTGCGCCGGATGTGATCTGGGTGAGCTTGTTGACCAGGACCGCAGCGTTGACTGCGTTGATCTCATGGTGGTCAATCAGCAGGATCAGTTCCTTGGCAAGCTTCTTGTACTGGGCCCGTGCTTCTGGGGGGAGCGTGATGTCAATATTGATGACCTCTGTGTCCGGGATGTTCAGCCAATCGGCGGATCGGAGGACCAGGGTCATGTCAGACAGCTTGCTCTCAATCACGTTCTCCTGACCCTTCATCACCAGCCATTCCGTCTGGTCCCGGTCCACTGCGTAGAAATGCTGGGATCTGAACTTGTTGTAGTCCCCACCCAGCCGTTCCCCGTTGTCGAGCAGGCGATACTGGGCAAACAGGTCCAATTTGGAGTTGGGGGAGGGGGTCCCGGTCAGCCCCCAGTGGCGCTCAATCTTGGCCCAATGGCGACGAACGTGCTTGATACGCACGCTGGCATGGTTCTTGGCCTTGCTCAACTCATCGTACACAATGGTGTCAAACGGCAGGTCCCGCGCTTTCTTGTTGTCCAGGAATTGCTGGCAAAACGCAGGCAGCATCTCATAGTTGATGGCATAAATGTGAGCGTCTCCATCCCGGAACTTCTGCTGCCCCTCCTTGGTGCGGAGGTTGGCATACTCCATCCAGTTGAACTCATCCCACAGGGCAAGCTCGTTGGGCCAGGTCATGTTGATCACCCGGATTGGTGCGACAACCAGTAAACCCTTCATGGCGCCATCCTTGAACAGGTGGTCCGCAGCCCCCAAGGTCATCGCTGTCTTGCCCAGACCCATGCCGGCAAGCAGCGCCTTGGCCTTGATGGACTCATCGGTGAGGAAGTCAATCCCCAGCTCTTGGTAGGGTTCAGGAACAAACTTCATCAATCCATGCCTTTCCCTCAATTAGGTTGTCAGTCCACCGGGCATCGAGTCCCCGCCCACAGTAGTCAAGAATGGTGTTGGCCTGCGCATCGGTAGGCACCTCCCCTTCCCGCTTCAATTCAATGAACATCAGCTTGCCCTTCCCGCCAACGGGTCCCATCAAGATCCGATCCGGGACGGAGGGGTTGGCTGGGGAGGTGAACTTGATCCATTTGCACCCCCGGGACTTGGCGTACAGGCGCAGCTTCTCTTCAAGCTTCTTCTCCAGCATTGGTGGTTTCTTGGGCATCAGGCGAGGAGGTTGATGAGGTAGAGTATGAAGGCAACTCCGGTGACAAAAACAGCGTAGTCAATGAGGCGGATTTTCATGGTGTGTATGAGGTGGATTGGCATCAGTCTTTGGTGTAGTAGGGCTGGACCGATCCTTCAGCGACAATCGGGAGTCCCGCAGCCCATGGAGGAGTGTTGCATAGTGCGGCGCAGAAGTCAACGATTGATTTCCCGGGCACCTCGTTGCCCAGAGCCTGGTCATGGATTAGTGTGGGGATCTCAAACCCCTGGTTGGCCGCAGTAACCGATCCGTGGGCCATGAGGTCAAAGGCAGTGCCCTGGGTTGCGTTTTCAACGAGCTTGCCACCATACGTGGAGATACGTCCCCAGAAGGACTTCCCGGGGATCTGGCCCCAGAAGGTGATCTGCTCCACGCTGCGTGACTTCCCGGTGAACTTGTTGTGGCGCTTAACCCACTCCAGCTTGACGTGGGGGTACACAATGTTCCTCCCGGACGGCAGGCGCATCACCAAGTACAGGATGCCAGCCATCTGGGTGACGCCAAACTGGACCTTGGGACCCGCCTCAAACCATTTCCCATGGTTGTTGATCGCCAACCGGGCTGCCTGCTCAAACTCATCCCAAAGCTCCGCAACCTTGCTGTACACCTTGCGGTACTCCAGGACCGCTTTCTCACACGTTTCGTAGGGTAACTCAACCCCATACTTGGAGCACTGGGCCTGGAAAGCGTCCACCCACATGGAGAAGCCACAACCCAGGACCGATTGCTTGCCCACCCACCGCTCATCCTTGGTGACCGCTTCACAGCGTTTGTTGTAGATCACGCTGCCCATGTGGACGTAGGGATCAAGCACCTTGCGTTCGTCCGGGTCCGTGGCCTTGTCATACTTGCGGAAACGCACCAGTGCATCCTCCTGCCCGGCAAGCCAACAGACGATCCGCGCCTCAATAGCCGCGTAGTCTGCGTCAAAGAAGTTCCCGTCAGGACGCTGGATGAAGTGGCGGATACATGAGGCAATCACCTCGATGGGGTCCCCGTACATCAGGGTCAGTTCCTCCCGGGTGCAGCCATCGCAGATCATCTGGTAGATGTCCCCGGTGAACTTGGCCAGATGGGGTGATGGCCGCTTGAAGTTCTGCGGTTGGATCAGGCTGGCAGACCACCGGCCTGTGCCTGCACCGTAGAAACGCATGCACCCCCGGACGTAGCCATCACCACATTCACACAAGAGCATGGTGTCCAGCTTCTTGACCGCAGCGTAGGCCAGGCAGGCGTGGAGTTCAAGGGCACGCTGGGCGTCCGCGTCTGCCCAGATCCAGGCTGTCTCCAGTGCTTCCTCCACGGTCAAGGCCACCAAGTCCTTCCCAGGATACCCTTTGACATCAAGCCATGCCTTGAAGACCTTGCCCTGGGCCTGATTGAACCCTGTGATGGAACGGAACTCATCGTTGAGGTCTGCCATGCATTCCCGCACAATCTTGCGTGCTTTACGCAGTGCGCTGAGGTTGACTGGGATTCCCCGGTCGTTCATTTCGGAGTCAAACATGAATGCCTCCTCCATGGCTCCAGTCAGCTCAAAGGACTTCAGCCGCTCGTGGATCTGACTCTCAACCTCGTTGTCCTGGACACAGTAATCAGCAAACCGGATGAACTCCGCTGGTTCCGTCCGGGGGTCAATACGGTAGGTGGTGCCCATGATGAGCTGCTTGGACTTGTGGACCTTCTGCGGCACCGAGAACTTCTTGATGAGCCGCGATCCCTCCTTGTCCTTCTGCGCAGGGAGGCTCAGTGCCTGTGCGCATTGTTCAAGGGAGGGGGGTAACGCAGCAACCCGGGCCATAGTAGCAGTGCAGCGCCATTGCCGGGGGATCGGGGCACGAGTGCCAATGTCAGCGTCCCAACGGTAGCGGGTGACGGCCATTTCAAACTGTGCGTTGTGTGCGTACACTACTGCGGTTGGGTCTTCACCCAATTCATCCAGGAGTGCCCAGGCTTCAGGGTCCGTCACGATCCCCAGCTTGTCGTCCTCATACTTGGGGTTGTACCAGCGGTACTTCCTGTGCCCGTGCCCACGGGAAATGGACAGCATCAGGATCTCGGTGGACGGGTGGCTGGCGTACTTGTACGCACCAACCTTGCGCAGGTCAGCCTCGCTGAAGGTTTCAAAGTCAATGTGGTATTGTGGTCTCATAGGTGAACTGCTTGGCGATCCCTTCACCCTTCTCGGTGAGGTAGTAGTGGTTGATGAACTGACGCAGCCCAAGGTTGATGGACTCTACCCGGATGTACTCCCGTTGGAGGAGGACCCGCAGCAACTGGCTGGACAGGTTCTTGACTCCCCCCAGCTGATTGTGCACATCCAGGGTGGTCATCCCGGGGGTTTCCCAGAGGAACCCCAGCACCAATGCCTGGTTGACGTGGAGCTTGGCTGCCTTGATGGCCTTGAGGGTCTTCAACGGGGGAGGATTGTGATGGCCTGCCGCGATCCGGCGACGATCCCCTGGGGGTGGAGGTCCGTGATGACCACGAGTTCATTGCCTCGCTTGCGCTCTGTGGTGCGGACAATCTCCCGGGTGCCTCCGTTGAACAGGATGGTGTCCCCCTTGACAAGCTTCTCTGCGGCTACCTTCTGGTGCGGCGTTGGTGGTGTTGTGGTTTTCATGTATGGTGTGTGGAAAGGAGTAGGCCGGAGGTCTTGTTGTGCGAGCACCCTACTGGGGTCTGTGGACGGCTGAGACAGCTCTGTCACGCACCGGACCTCCGGCCTGTTTTCAAATGCCCCGTGAGGTGGTTGCTTTGCCTTGTGAGGACCTGGCACTGCTTTGCCCACGGGTCCAGATCCTCAAATCATTTACAGGAGGCTGGTGAACTCCTCTTCATCCCCCTCAAGGCCGGCATCCGTGCCATCCACTGGGGCAAACTCTTCCTTGACGTTCACCGTCGAGTCCTGGCCAAACTTCTCACCGTCGCTGTGGAACTGCATGGCTTGGTACTCGCAGTTGATGCGCTTCCCAAACGAATTGTCTTGGACCCACATGCGGCAGGTGGCGTTGACGTAGCAGCCCGCATAGAACTTCTGGTCAATGGCAGGTCCGGTGACGGGGTTCACCCGCTCGTCCACGAATTGGCCGCCGCCATCCGCCTCACGACGGGAGGTGCCGATGAAGACAATGCCTTCACCATAGCCAGGGGTGTCCTCACGCTCCATGCCGTCCCGGAGGAACATCTTGAAGCCTTTGGGGTAGTCCTTGCCGTATTTGTCCACCAGCATCTGGATCGCCATTGCGCGGATTTCCTTGATGGTGTTGGCGTGCTCCACCTTGTCAAGGAGGAAGGTGGCTTGGTATGTCTTGTCGTCCTCTGGCTTCGGGTTCTTCCCGAAAGCCTTTGGCTTGGTCAGGAATGGGTAGGACAGGCGGACGTGGATCAGTTTCAGTTTCACGGTATTTTCAGTTTCTCAGTTTTGGTATTCAAGGACCATTGTGGCCCAGGAAATTGGTTTCACAGGAGGTCAGCACCCTCCACATCGGAAATTGGTTGGAACTCGGTGTAGGTGTCCAGGACCTCGCTGGGACGCTCATCGTCAAGGTCCACCATGGTAAACCCATCGGACGGCTTGTTGTGCACGAGCATGTCCCACATCATGTCAAAGTCCTCATCCCGCTTTTTCTTGGGGATCAGCTTTTCAGCTTGGGGGGCACTGACGAGCTTCCGGGGTGCGTACACATCGATGTCAAGGTAGCTCTCCAGCAGGGTCAGGGCAGCCTCCTCGTCCCGCCACACCCGGCTGCCTTCCTTCCGGGCCACGAGCTTCTTGCGCAGGTCCGGTCCCTTGTACCCGGATCGGAGGAGGTTGAACAGGTGCTTGTCGATGGCCGTGAACCATGCGCTGAAATCCTCCTTGAGGTCCAGGACCCGCTGCATCATTTCAATGGTCATGTGGTCCAGAGCGGGTAGCTGGCGGATTTCGTCAGGGAGCAACTCAGGGGTCAACGCTTCAAGCATATTGTGTCCTACTGTGCCGAGAAGCTTCCGGGCACGCTCTGGGCAGATCGCTGCTGCCTTACACCACTGGCAGGTGGTCTTGGACATCGAGAAGCGGAGGTTGCGCCGTGCCTGGATGTCAGCCGCGATCCGGCCAATGTCATCGGTGTACTCAAGAAGCTCGTGCCAGCGCAGTGCCCAGATGGTGATGGGTTCCCCGTGGCTGCAGCGGGGTTGGTAGATCGAAAGGGTGATGAGCGTCTCAGGGAGGATCTCATGACCCTGCTCAATGAGCATCTCACAGGTGCTGCGTCCGTAGATCGCCAGCTGCTTGTTGTCCCGTGCGTACACGGCTTTTCCCTCACCGTATTTGAGGTCAGTGATGTAGATGTTGCCACCAGCGGTGAAGCGGATGACTGTGGCGTCAACCTTGCCCTTGCGGGCTGGCATGTACCAGAGAGGAACCTGCTGCTCAGCAACGAGGCGATCCCCGGGGGAGAACTTGTCAAGGACAAACTCAACATACCCCTCAAGGATTGCCCGCATCCGCTTGTCTGGTATCGTCGGGTCCTCCCCCTTCAGCATCGCTTCTGCGAAGTCGTGTGCCACGTTGCCTTCCTTGCTCCATACGCTACCATCGTCCTCTGGGATCTTATCATGGTTGTCACATATGAAAACTGGGGCCATTGTGCACTCCGTCCACGTTTCCGCGTCTGAGGGTCTGAGGCTGATTCTACCAGACATTGGATTGGGGTCCTTGAGGGATTGCTGGGCAGGATTTACAGGCTCAGGATGGCTTCAAGACCTTCGTAAGCTTCAGCATACTTGTCCTCAGCGAGGACCGTGATGGAGGCTGCGCCAAGTCCGTCGAGCAACTCCTTCATCTGGGGCTGCTTCTTGGCCTTGAGGATTTCCATGCCCTTGTTGCGAAGCATCTCCAGGGTCACTTCCGATGCAGCTTCACCGCCACCGAGGAGGTCAAGGTCAGCCTGTTCAGCGGCAGCAGCTTCAGCGGCAGCCTTCTCAGCAGCCTTCTTGGCAGCAGCTGCAGCACGGGCTTTCTCAAGGCCAGCCGTGTTGCCACCACCGGTAGCGGTAGGCTTGGCGGGGGTTTCCGCCTTGGCACCGGGTCCGGCGATGATGTTGCTTGGAGCACCGGCGTTGCCACGGATGGCTTCAGCGATGTTGTTGAGGGCAGCGATGAAAGCTACCAGGAATTCAGTGATGTTCATGTTCGTGTTTTCTTGGGGTTGTGTTTTGTCTGTTCTGTCTGCCAGGGTGGCAGGAGATTGGGGGAGGAGTTCCGCGTCAACGGCTGCGCTGCGCAGGCTGTTGAATCGATTGTCCTGGTCGATACGGTAGTAGCGATCCTGGTAAACGTAAATGGTGGATTTCATCGGGTTGAGTTGGTTGAAGCACGGGGTACAGATGACGCAGACGAGAGACTACCACTAGAACATCGTCTGCGTTCTCACTGTACCCCGTGCAGCAATTCCTTGGGGGAAATCCTTCAGAGGGGCGTGGTAGCCGCAATCAGGATTCTACCCGGGGTGTCCAAGGGTCAAGGTTTCTTTTTCTTGCCAGAGGGTTTCTTGGGTTTACCAAGCATTTTTGCTTTCCAGTCTTGGAAGGATAGCAGTGATTCCAACGTGGGCGCGGGTGGCTCAGGAGGCTTGGGGCGGATCGCCTCGATGGCGCGGTCAAACTCCACCTTGTGGCGTCCCTCCAGTGCCAGGGTTTCGTCCCAGGCATCCTGGTCAATGATTCCCTCAAGGGCACCCTCAATGAGATCCCCAAGCTGAGTGGGGCTGAGGGCATCGAGTTCCCAGCACTCCTCCCCGAACTCAGCCAGGTAGGGTTCAAACCGGGGATCGGTCCCCTTGGCGGGTGCCGGAGGAGGATTGTACTGCCGGACCTGGTCAATGTTGAGTGCCATGCGCTTGACCGTCAGGAGGTCCCCGTTGCCAAACCTCTCGTTGAACATGAACATCCGGTCAAAGATGTCACGAGTCATGTCTAGGCCGGATGGATCGTGGTCCCCAAAGTGGAGGATGGTGGTGGGTTGCCCAAAGGCACGGAAGTTCTGGAGGTGGCGTTGGTGTGCCTCCCACTGGGCTGACTGGCTGACGTATCCCTTGCAGGCGAACACGGGCACATCGAACTGGCCACAGGTCCGTTCCATGATTGACGCCAAAGCATCCTTCTCCACCCACACCTCAACCCGGCACGGCTGGTCCCCCCACTTGGGTAGGCGATACTTGCGGCGTGCCTCCCGGATCGAAAGCTCCGGGGACTTGTCCGAATGCCAGAAGGTGGTGCTGCGTCCCCGGTCCTTGATCGCGTCCCAGTCCACCAGGCCGGCAAGCCTCCCGTTGGAAATTGCCTCACCCA